ATAATGACATACCCATGGACCCCAATGTAAAAAATTATATTCTATTCGTCTCATACATTCCTTCCATAGAGTTTTATACATGAGAAACTGCTTTTGTAAAAAGCGTTTTCACGCGCGCGCGTAGGGATTTCCCTGAAGCACATTGTAACACCATTGTAGCAGCATTGTAGCAGTACTTTATTCAATAATATCAATGATTTAAGTCCATTGTAGCATTGTATCACTATGTTTTTCAAATTTTTTTTCTCAAACATAAATCTCATACAGAATACTCTATGGGTCCTAGGTGCCTGATGCCTGTTGCTTGTAGTATTGACCCACTCTACCTAGCCAAGTCCACATAAAGTGTTGAAATTCCTTACCATGTGACACGTACCTTAGAACATCTCCACCTTTAACGCTAATTAGAATCACTCCAGATTGTATGTTCGTACCATACACGTAGTTATGAGCCACGGCGTAAGCCGCACATTGTATAAAATAATCGTCAATCCATTCACGCTTCTTGTATTTATTGCTTTGCTTAAAATCTATGATAGACTCCCGACCGTCGTACAAACCAGCCACGTCAGAGGCGCCCGCATACAATCCAGGGTACCATAGGGGCATCTCTAGCCCCCACACCTCTTCTAAGGGCTCGAAATGGCCTTTATCGATGATGTTTTGGGCCATGGTGCCTGCTTCCTGTCCTAATTTTGTAAGATCCATGTGGCCTTCATCTTTTATAAATCCTTCTAATATTCGGTGCATAATTGTACCTCGAGCGGCTGCATCATCACGTATTTTGTCTGCCTTAATTTCGCCTTCTCTTTGCCTCCATGCTGCCAGTTTTGCTTTCGACTCTTCCGATCTAGTTGCACCCAGTATTGTTGTAACAGATGGTAACTTTTCGTTGTTGATGTCATAAACTCGACCAGAGTCAGAGTCTACTCTCTTGATGGTTTGGTAATCAAATTTTGACTTTCCATCCCAGATAACTTTCTTTTTTCCGATGCTGTGAAACTCGCGTAAATCCTCATCATTCATCATTTTAGGGCTCCTTTATTTACTACCTTGTATTGTTTTAAGTCTACAATATTATCTTGATTAATGCTGTAGTGGTCTATCACTTGTTGGATCTTAGGCATCTTAACGTGTGCCCAGGGCCATAGCAATTTACAGACATAGAAAGCATCTCTAAATGTGCAACGCCACTTCCATTGCATTAAATATTTAGTTCCATCTTTACGCAAACCTTTACGAGGCTTACGCACAACAGTTCCGCGTCCTAATACTTCGTGGACCCAACGTATAACAGACTCATCCGTCATAGTTATTTCCATACTAATACGTTGTGACATAGATGTTCTATAACCTTTGCCATTATGTTTTTTCTTTTTCTCCGTACGCTTTGCGTAATAGATACTGCCTTCTCCATCAAATAGCCCGGCAATATAGGCTCTATCTGTTTCTGTTATCATTTTCTTCCTTGTTCCACATTCGTAACAAACCTATTACGCATGCATATATTAATAGTATTGCTGCTATCGAAACTAACAAATCCATTACAATTTAAACGCCTGTAATTCTTTTAATTTTTCTTGAGCATCTACAATTTTTTGCATAAGTTTATCTATCTCTTCTATGTGCTGTGGATGTTCTCCAATGCCAACAGAATTATCCAGATAGATTTTTATAGTTGCATCTGCTTCTGATATTTGCGCAGTGTATTTATCTTCTAGCGCTTGCAGTATAGCTTGTCTCATATTATTACCCCCACTATAAACCCAACAATAAAACCTACCGACGCATAAACTATCTCGCTTCGATAGTATAAACTCCAGGCAGACAATTGTTGTCTCCATTTTTTATTATTAATGCTGTATTTTCCGAACAGTATCATTGTCTTCTTCCTCCTCTATCTCTCCTTGATTGTTGCAAAATTCACAGTCGGCCCATTGTTCTTCATAGGCTTGCTCAAATGGCACTCTTATAAATCCGTTGCCATTGCAAACTTTGCATATTTTTTTAGGCATATTTTTTCCTTTCTATTAAAAAATTGCTTTGCTTTCATTCTTATGTATTGATGGTCAAACCCAGCGTACTGGCATACCAAAGCAAAATCTCTATTAGGCTCTAGAAAATAACTTCTAGCTGTCTGTGTAAAGTAATCATTGCCTGGGTTACCGTAATTTTTATTACGCCATTGTGAACCCAATGCGTCCTCCAGGGCTACGATTAACACATTACGCCAAAGACTTTGCTCTGCATTCTTCTTGTCTCCAATTACGTTAATCGCCTTTGGAAACACGCTTTGTGATTTTGCCATTTAACTTCTTCGCTTTCTCGTCTACTAACATTCTAATCACCTGCGCTCTTGATAAAATGATTCCTGGTGCCAGTACCTTGGTCAGCTTATCAATTTTACCATAGCAGTCATGATCAACTGCGAGACTTTTGTATTTGCTTATGTCTGTCATTTAGTATATCCTTTCTGTAATATCTAAACATATAGGATATTTATATAAATTTACAAGGAACTTGTCAATGAAATTTTTTTTAACAGTATACATTTGTTCAACTATAGCGGGTAATTGTGTTACTACTCTTACATATCCTAAGCCACAGGACAGCTATTATGATTGTGTTCGAAATGGGCTTTCTGAGTCATACGATATATTGTATCAAGGCAAGTTTTCGGAACAAGATGTAGTAAAATTTAGAATGTATCCTAAATTTACATGCGAAGAAGCTATTGTTCCACCGCCTAAACCAAAGACCCCAGCTTAATTATTTGCCCTGGCCCCGGTATTTTTTGAAACTACGCCGGCGGTTCTTGTTCATTTTTGCCTTGCTAGGATTGCGTCCAATCGATGTTTTGTGAAATGTAGGCACGTGAGCGACCTTTGCGTATAAACCTTTAGACTTTTTCGCCATTTTCTTTTATGTATGCCTTATCATTTTCAGTTACTTTTAAATATCTTATATTTCCATTTATGTATTGTCTGGTGTCTGCGCCACAGTTGGTGCATCTATAATAATCTTGTACAATTGCAATTAAAATTGTTTCTTCTTCACACTGTTCACAAAAACCGTGAACGGTATCTATATTAGCAAATGCTTTTTGTATTATAATTTTCTTACTCATTACAAATCTACAGCGTTATTTATACCAACTAGCCACAACATATCTTATGTTTTGTTTAACCATATTAACACCATGTTTATAATATTGTCCGTCAAAAAACAATACTCTACCCATTTTTGGTTTAAATATAGTGCCTTCTTCAAAATAAGTTTGACCGCCTTCAAAATTATCATTTAAATAAATAATAGATGATAAAACTGTGTCTTTTTTTGCCATATCAAAATGTAAGTCTTGTTTTGAACCTATTGGCCATTTTACTATTTCAAACCAATCTACTTCTGCTCCATATTCTTTAGAAATCACATTAAGTTTATATTTAATATCCTCTACATTACAAGCTAAAGGATAGACATCTCTCCACTGTTTTGAAAATTTTTCGTTTGCTTTGTAATAATTTATGAGATTGTCACATTCTACTTTTGATAAAAAATTATCAATAATTATTGTCTTCACGTTAAGTCTACAGCGTTACCAATAACAGGTTTGTATTTAGTTTTACCTTCTTCTTTGTATGCTCTTAGTAGTTGTTTTCTTGGTTTATCAGATACATAGCTACAGTGGATCCATCCGCTGTTGGGCTCACCTGGAGTAAAAAATTCTAATATCATTTGATCATACGGTAGGTTTGCTTTGATCCAATCAAAGACTTCAGCGTTGCTTGTGCCCAGGCATTCGAAGTCCGCCGCCTCCGCACGGGTATGTTGCGAATTTAAACTGCTGCCAATTTTTACACATAACTCTGGGCTACGAAAGCAGCTGGTTACCGTCACTCTACCAAAGTGATCACGCACTGGCTGTAGAATATTTTCACAAAGTAGTTTTAATTTTTCTATTTGATCTGCATTAGGATTGTTATCAATGCCAAGCCTGATGGCTGTGTCTGATTTAATTAGTTCTGAGAGGCTAAAGTTACGTGATAGTTTCATTTTTATATTTTATCCTGTTATATATTTTTTTACTGTTTATTCTATGTTGCCTAAATCTATCATCTCTAAGCATTTGTGCAAACCTATTAATTTTTTTTAATTTATTCAATAATGAGTTTTTTGATTGATTTTGAGCCATCTATGTTATCCTCTAATTCTGCCTGACCCTTCCAGCATTTGTACGTAACAGATTCGGAGAAGGTCCTCTCCGCTTCACGCTTCCCGCGAAGGCACATAGCCATTGAGTCTTGCAGTCGT